TAATTTAGGCATCGTAGTAAAGAAATTTTCAATTTCTTTTAATTGTTTAGTATTCATTTGATCTACAAATTCTCTCATTTCTTTCTTGGTACAATCTGCACCAGACCAAGATTCTTCTTGATTATAGATCATATCAATACATGAAACAATCATATCTAATGATTTATCTACGTCATTATTATCGTTATTAAATTCAAAATTATTTTCGACAAATTGATCTAATGAAGGATATCTCATTTTCATAGAAAGTTCATCATCCAACTTAACAATTTGGACATGATTTGGATCTTTTTGAACTTTGATACTATCAATATCAATATTCATTTTAACTTGAGTTTCACCATCATCTGGGCAGATAATATTAACCTCAACACTTTCCCCAACTGATTTTGCTCTTACGTTTAAGAAAATATATTCAATATCAAAAGTAGAAAGATCAGCAATCTTAATTCCCTTCGTGAGAATACATTCGGTTAAAATCTGAACGATGGCACTAGTTATCTGCTTCATATCTTCAGATTCTAAAGCCATGATCAGAATTTTTTCTTCTCTTACAAGGAAAGGTCTGTATTTGATCTTCTTTCCAGTAGAAGGAATTTCCAACTCATACGTTGGTGTACTAATTTTAGGTAAAGGCATAATCCTCGAATACAATTCAGGTTGAATTATTTATTACCTATTTTAAGCAATATCGGGTGGGAAAATTTGATCAACTCCATTAATATTTGAAGGACCTCCATAAGGAAGATCTGATGGAGTGACAAGAGTTGCTCCATATTCTCTTCTCATAATGTATCTGTCATAATTCATAGTAACAGTTACTTTCATTATCTCAGCATCTCCATATGCGACTGGAATTGAAGTTACTGATTTTGGAAAGGCATTAACTAATTGAAAAGAAATATTTGTTGCATTAGATGTTTCATAATCTCTTTCAAATTTTTTAATAAAAATGCCATCTGTTTTGTAGTCTTTTGGATACTGAAATCTTCTATAATAACCAGGAGTTGGTGAATTTCCTGGAGTTTGTTGTGCCAATTTACTTCCGCCAGAAATAAAATCCATCCATGCTTCAAAAAATCCTAAAACTTTATATTGCCTGTCAATATAAAAAGTAAAATCAATATCTGTGTTTATTCTGGTATGAGCAAACTCTTGAGAGACTCCCATATAATTATCTTTAACTTCTGCAGTTGCATATGACGAAGTTGGAAGAGAAGCTTCAGAACACAAAAGTCCTAAATTAGATCCAAAATCTGTAGAAAAATTAATTGCCCCATATTGAGTTCCGTTCGTTAAAAACGTATCAAATTTACCAATAGGTTTACTAATAGTGACTTGAAATAAATTTGACCTTGCCAAATTTAGAAATGTTGGCAGAGTAGTCATATTAACTGTGCCAACTGCTGGTACTTTCATCTCTAAATATCTACAAGATACTATGTTATGAATTATTTAGATGTCGTATAAGGGAAAATATCAACCATCATTCCCAAAAAAGTACAAAGGAGACCCCACAAATATTGTGTATAGATCTTTGTGGGAAAGAAAATTTATGGTTTATTGTGATAATAATGACAGAATTTTGGAATGGGGATCTGAAGAAATTGCATTACCTTATCGTTCTCCTGTAGATAACAAAGTTCATAGATATTTTCCAGATTTTTATATCAAAGTTAAAGAAAGTAATGGCGAAATTAAAAAATATTTGATTGAGATTAAACCAAAGAAACAGACAATAGAACCAATACCACAAAAGAGAAAAACAAAGGGATATATCTATGAGGTTTATGAGTATGCCAAGAATCAGGCGAAGTGGAAAGCAGCAGAAGAATTCTGCAAAGATCGTCAATGGCAATTTAAAGTTATTACAGAAGATGAACTGGGTATTAAATAATGGCACTTACAGGATTTGAAAAACCATTAGACCAATATAATAGGGACGAAATTCGTAAGATTGCGGTTCTTTATGGAATTCCATTAAGCAAGATTATTACTCAAAAACTTACCAAAGCACAAGTAATTGATGCAATTCGCAATAGTCCAAAATATCAAGAACAGCAACAAAAAAGACCCACAGATAATAAAAATAATCGTATTCGCAATATAATTAATAATTTAATTGGAACTGAAGATCCAGATGATCTGATGGTTGAAATAATATCAGTTTTAAAAGAGAGTGGAAAGATTCCTAGTGCAGGAAAATACTACGTTTTTATATACAATCCAAAGACTCCAAATATTCAATATGACCAAAATCCTTTAGTAGCAGTTACTGATGTTTTTTCTTGGGGATTTAGAGGAATTAATTTTCATTGGGGGGAAGTTCGCCAATATACTTGGGACGAAATTGTTAAAGGAATTTATGAAGTGTATCCATCAGAACTAAAGGACTTGCAAACCATTCCATTTGGCAAATTTCGTCTAAATAGTTAAAAAACTAATATGGCCATAGAGGGCATAAGATATCCAGTAGATTTACAAGTTGATGAAGATACTGATTATTTTAAAATACAAGTGCGTTCTTATACAAGAAACGCTGGTTTGGTTAATGGTGCAGACACAGGATCGAAAGTAAGTGGAGTAGCAAATATTCTTTTACCCATGCCCTCAAACATACAGGATGCCAATACTGTGAGTTGGGGTGATGAAAAGATGAATTCTATTAGTGCAGGTGCTATTAATGTACTAGATAAAACGATGCAACTAAACTTTAATAATTCATTACCATCCCAATTAACAGATGTTGGAAAAACTATTACTGGTGCATTAGACAAAGCAGGTCTAGATTTACAAACAGCATCAGATTTATTCAGAAGTCAATTAGCAGCAGAGGCAGTTAATATTTTTGGTGCTAACGTTTCTATTGATCAAATATTAGCACGTCAAAATGGAGCAATTTTCAATCCAAATTTAGAATTGCTATTTAATGGAGTAACTCTTCGTGATTTTAGATTTTCTTTTAAAATGACTCCAAGAGAAGAAAAAGAAAAAAATAATGTTATAGGAATTATAAGGACGTTTAAAAAATACATGGCAGCAACAAAAAATGGAGAGGGGCAAACAAAAAATCTTTATCTATATACTCCTAATGTTTTTAATCTGTCTTATATGAAAGGTGGTAACGAGCATCCATTTTTGCATAAATTTAAAGATTGTGCATTAAAAAGTGTATCTGTAAATTATACTGGTGAAAATGTATATGCAACATATTGGGATGGAACTCCAATATCTGTAATTATGGATTTAAATTTCCAAGAATTAACACCAATTTATAAAGAAGAATATGACGATAAGATTGGAAAAATAGGAGTAGGTTACTAAAATGGGATACTTCAGAGAACTACCAAATTTAGAATATCAATCTCCACTAATTGATAGAAATTCTTCTTTAGATTATGTCGAAGCTAAAAATATTTTCAGAAGAGTTAGAATAAGACCAGATTTTGAAAATGTCTATACTGCATTCAATAACTATACAATCCAAGAAGATACTAGACCAGATCAAGTTGCAGATGAATTATATGGATCACCAGATTTGGATTGGGTTGTTTTAATTTCTGCAGGTATAACCAACATTAGAAATGAATGGCCTCTATCAAATAGACAACTTTCGGAATATGCAGAAGATATTTACGGAACAGAAATAAATTCAGTAAAATTTTACGAAACAAAAGAAATCAAAGACTCAAAAGGAAGATTAATTATTCCCGCAGGAGAAGTAGTTGATAGAAATTATAAGTTACCAAAACCAATTACGGATGATCTTCCAACACAATCTTATGTAAAGTACTATGATGAAGATACTAATTCATATGTAACTGTTCAGAACATTACCGTTCCAATAACAAATCTAGAATATGAAATGAGAAAAAATGACCTGAAAAGAGAAATTATAGTATTAAAAAAAGGATATCTAGAAATGTTCCTAAACGATATGAGAAGGGAAATGAAATATAAACCGTTGGCTTCCCAATATATTAATGAATACTTAAAGAGAGGAGAGAATTTGAGAATCACCTCTCCATAAAAAAGGGAAGGTTTAAAACCTTCCCCAAGATACTAATCAGTCTTCTGCCAGGCGGGCAAAGTAGGAAAGGGCATCATCATCTTCGTCTTCTGCAGGAGCAGAGCGTGTGGGTTTCAGATTGTTGAGTTCAGAACGA